TCACGTAGATATACTAGTTTGTTGTGCCATATGCGGAAGCTACTGCCATCATCCATACGAACATTGACATAGGGTTTGCCTTTCTTTGTTTTTAGTTCTTCTACTGACATAATAGTGCCGTAGAAATAGTCTTTGCTGTTGTCTTCGTAATAACTTATATGTTGGACTTCCATGCCGTCCATCTTGTCTTTCGCCATGTTAAGACGTTCTTCATCAATGGAGATACGGAAACCTATATGCTCAAGCTCAAAGTTGATAGTTTCTAACTCGCTGTAGTCGTCAAACTCAATATTAAAAAACTTGAATATGTGTTGAAAGCTATCGGGTGTAAGTAGGTTGTCAATAGGTTGTTTATCAAACTCAGACTTCAATACATTTTTGTAGAATAGCTTCTTCTCCTTTACAAGAGAATCAGAAAAGGTTGCTAACACCTCAACGAAAGTGCAAAGAGGTTTACGCGATATGGGTTTGTATATATGTTGACTGAAGTTGATATTGTCAAACATACCTAAGCGTATGAGTAATTGTAGTTTTGAGTAGGGTATAATCTTATGTGTATCGTTAGAGATGATAAACTCCTCAAATGTTTGCCATCCGTTTTGTGGTCTGTGTCGTAATATCTTCTTCATCACTGAGTCACCAAGACCTTTGATGTTTTTCATACCAATGGTAATCTGGTCTTTGGTTACTTTGAAGTCAGCAGAGAATGTATTGATGTTGCCCAATGATATAGGTGGACTGTCAAGCAGTCGTGAAGTCATAGACAAGTCAATAGCAAGATTGTCAAAGTCACCTATGTGGTGGTTTATCATAATCTCACAAAACAATTCGGGGTAACGTGCCTTCATATAGGCAGTCCAATAAGATAGAATACTATAACTAATAGCGTGAGACTTATTGAATAGATATCCACAATTATCAATAAGTATTGCAGCTACTTTCTTGGTGTCTTCAACTGACAACACCATAGCATCGGGGTTTGAGTACAAATGCTCTTGTAAGTAATCATTACATTTATCCTTATCAAGTGCTTCTGCATACCTACGAAGAATGTCAGCTTTACCAAAGTCAAGACCAAGACGATTAAACATCTGTATAAATTGCTCTTGGTAAATCATAATATATTCTGTAGGTGCAAGTATATCGTCAAACATTGGGTGTATATTGTTTGCCGCTTCTTCTTCGCCATTACGTCTACGTATATAGGCTTCAGTTGCTCCCATCTGTATAACGCCTGGACGATAGATAGCAGTAGCAGCAGCAATGTCTTCAAGTGTAGATGGGTGAATGTTTTGTAGACATCGTGTAATGTTAGCTCCACCAAACTGAAAGACACCTTGAGTTTCACCATTGTTGAGTAACTCGTATGCCTTATCATACCAGTGCTCGTCTTCTTTAGTAAGACAATCGGCTTTGGATAATGGTAGCTTATATATATCGTCCATTGTCATACCTACACGTTCTGCTATCCTATTCACATGAGACAATGTAGATATACCGAGCATATCAATCTTAAGAAACTTGACATCGCCTAATTCGGGTATCTGCCACTCAGTAACCATAAGGTCTTCGTTAGATGCCTTTCGTAGTGGCATGGTCTCATACAAAGGCTCAGAGGACACGATGATACCACCAGCAGATACACCAAGGTTTTTAGGATTGCCGATAACAGTATCAAGTAACATTAGGAAACGCTGTTGGTCGGTATCGTTAAGTTTACCAAGAAAGTTATTCACCTCTACGTTTTCTTTGGCAATATCAGAAATGGTAGCAATAGACTTATTGAGTGATACATGCCCACTTATAGTCTTAGCAATCTTGTTGGCTTCAGCATGTGGTATCTCAAACGCTTTACACACTTCACGGAATAAAGTATTAGCAGTATACCGACTATAGATGGCACAAGACGCTACATTAGAGTAACCCCACTTGTCAGTGACATATTGTTTGACTTCGTTGCGTCTGTCATCTTGAAAGTCATTGTCAATATCTGGTGCTTTGAGTCGTTGTGGGTTTAGGAATCGCTCAAAGAATAAGTCATACTTTACGGGGTCAAGATGTGTTATACCAAGTAACCAACACAATAGAGAACCTGCAGCACTACCACGACCAGGCGACATAAGTATATCGTTAGATAAAGCCCAATGGCAAAAGTCGCGAGTAATAAGAAAGTAATCAAGGTAGCCTGCGTTGTCTATAACTTGTAACTCTGACTGCACACGGTCAAAGTATTCGTCTATTTTGTCTTTTGGTATAAGGTCTTTGTTTACCTTGTCTTGGAAACCTTGTTGCAACAACTCTACCATGTAAGTCTTATTGTCTTTGTAACCATCAGGTGTTGTGAATTGTGGCTCTTTGAGGGTTTCATCATCTACACGAGCGTTGCAACGGCTAGCAATCTCTTTGGTTGTTTCAATAGCTTCATCAAGGTAATAGTCGTCAATGGATTGACTATGACCATTGTCATGCCAAAACTGTCGCATCTCGTCTTCAGTAGCAATGTATAGATTCTTACAACTGGTCTCGTCATACTTGCCATTGGTGTTTAACTTTACCATAAAGGCATGAGCTTCTTGACGAGCTTTGTCGGGGTAGTGAGCGTCATTAGCAAGAATACAACGAATGTCATACTTCTTACGAAACATCTCAACCATAGCAAAGTTATACTCACGTTGAGCGTGACGGTCTCCATCTTCATCACGATAAGAAAACTTTTCGTGGGGGTGCATTTCTACAAAGTAATTATCACGACCGAAGATATCATACATCTGCTCAAATAGATTATTCATCTTGTCGGTCTGACCTGTGAAGTAATACTTTGCGTATGGTGAGATAATACAGGTAGTGGTGGCTATGATGCCTTCGTGATGTTGACGCAATGCGTTTATGTCAATACGAGGTTTACCATAGAAGCCGTCTTTGTTGGCAATATAGTTTAGGTGATATATGTTTTGTAGACCTATGTCATTCTCCGCTAATAGAATAAGGTGAGGGTTAGACATACGCCTGCGTGTCTCTTCTTTTACTTCAGCGGTGGACATTCCTTCTGCTTCTTCATCGGTAACGCCTTTGCGATTGATATCTTCTACGAAATAGAATTCGTTACCTAAAATAGGTTTTATACCATGCTTATCACAGGCTTTCTGAAACTCGTAATGGCCCGCACAAGTGCCGTGGTCTGTAATCGACAAACTTTGCATCCCCACTTCGGCAGCACGTTTTGCGTTGTCTTCGGGCTTACCGATGCCGTCAAGCAAAGAAAAAGAGGTGTGGCAGTGTAAATGAGTATAAGTAGTTACTGGTTTGTTGTAATCATACATATATAATACTCCCATATTATAAAACTGATTGAATAGTATTATAATGAAATAACACTAATTTGTATACTTTTCTAGCAGGATTTCTTTGAGCGAAAAGAGTTTTCTTGTAGCATCAGGATTTGCGTTTGTTGCTTTGCTTATATATTCTGTTTGGTATACCACTCTAGATATACCTACTTGACAAATCACTTTCGCACAATCATTACAGGGTAGGAAAGGCACATATAATGTAGCACCTTTTAGTTTTGCTGTTTCAGCAAACAAAATTGCATTCAATTCTGCATGGACTATATATTGGTATTTATGAGGTCTTACTAAATCTTGTGGCTCTAACTTTACTTCGGCAGGTGGTGAGTTATACCCTGTGCCAATAATTCTATTGTCAGTGTCTAGTATAACACACCCTACCTTAGTGTCGGGGTCTTGTGATCTAGACGCAATATAATCAAGCAAATTTATTGCGTATTCATCCCAAGATATTTTCATTCGTTTATTTCACCAGTAATGGGGTCATAAACCATTGTATTCGTTTTACAATTATATATCTTACCATCTCGCTCGATATATTTGTTTAGCTGACCCATTGTCATATATCTAAACATTGTATCTATGTCACCAAAGTCATCAGCTAACTTTTTTAGATTACCATAGAAATAGGTGCCTGGTTTTTGTACAATCTTCTTTGCTGGTTTTACTTCTAAATCAGCACCATTTTCTCTTCGTTTTATGTTTCTAAGATACCTCTCGTGCGCCTTTTGAGATTCGGGCTTGTTAGCTTCTTCTTCGTCACTCTCATTAAACTTTTCTGGTATATACTTCTTCAATATTTTTTCATACTTCTGTTTTACTTCTTCTTGATATAAATTTCTACTCTCAAAACTTTTTAGTATATTTTTACTTTTAGACATTATATTTACACTCCTTACACTATTTCACAAGCACCGCCAGCACAAGCTAGCTCACCAGTTAAGTCAGTCATATCTTCCATCTCTACAACACCAGTAAGATTCATATCTTTCAATGTTGCAAACATTTCATCAAACTGCGCTTTATCTATTGTTTCAAACGGCGCTTGGACATATGAACCACCATCGTATGGCAAAACAGAAAGTCCATTATAACTATCTCTGTTTTTCCACATCCACTCACCAATTTCTTCCCATTCTTCTGGTTTAATAGAAATAGTGCCAGATACATTGTTTGTATTGTTTCCGCTTCTGTGACCTTCCTTTATCCACTCTGTATGAATTTTCTTTATTCTTTCTAACAAGTCTAATGGTGATTCATCTCTAGTTGTTGCACCGACAGGAGCTTGTTGAGGAATAGAAACTACAGCTTGAATATCTGGTTTGAAATAATCATCCTCTACTAATTCGGGGTGATTTATTGATAGATATGTATAAATAGCTTCGTTTTTACCCAAACGTATACGACGAATATAATGATTGTCGTGCCATGCGTGAATACCAGAGCTGCAACCCAACACACAAGAAGTTGTTCCAGATGGCTTTACTGTTGTTACTCTTGCTGCTTTATTGATGCCAAGTATATTAGAAACACGCTCGTTTTCAGTTGCTGCTTCATGTGCTCCCTGTGATATATCAATATCGTCTAATTTGTTAGATGCTATACCTGTCATACCTACACCAAGTAAAGCGTCCTTCTCTGTTGTCCTGCGCCATACATCACGTAGGTAGTGAAAGTCTGTGTATGAAGCTTGTAGTGTTCCGATGAATGCTGCTGCTCTACAACGTGCATCAAAGTCCTCTTGACTTTCTATATCAGAAACATTTATCTCGCAAAGATTACAAAACTGAAATGGTCGCAAAGCAATCTCAGCGCAAGGGTTAGTGCCGTATTCTACATCGTTTGTAAAATAAAAGCCAGGCTCACCTGCGTTTGACAATTCAATCTTTTTCCATAACTCAAGAAATTCTCTCTTCTTTATTCTATGTCTTGCCAAAACAACAGAGTTATTTGCTCTGCCTCGTTGAGGGTTTTGCTCCCACCATGAACCAAACTTAGAACTCAACATTTCGTCATCATCAAAAGAAAAAAGAGAAATCAAAGCCGCTCTACGAATACCACCGGCTAATACTGCATCAGCAATATAACAAACCATATCATGCGCTTCAATGGGTGTTAGTTGGTCTCCATTTTCTTTTGCATCAAGAATTTTTCTCAGATTGTGAATACAATCTTTTAATGGTTGAGGTCCAGGAGCCTTACCACCAGATGTAACAAGTCTTGCACCCTTTGGTCTAATGTCAGAATAATCAAAATCTGGTAGAGATGCTGTGCCTGTAAAATATGCTTTGACCAATGCTTTCACTGCATCAGCCCATCCTTCAATAGAATCACCAATAAGAAAACGTCTACGCTTAGTAGGCTTTCTAATCTCTGGTAATTTTTCTACGTGATGTTTCTGTACGGAAAATCCTACACCACAGCCACCTAACAATAGAAACATAACCTCACCAAAACCACGCCAATCATCAATGGGTAAGTATGAACAATTAAAAATCCTATTGGGGGACATTTCTATAGGTCTGCCAGCAAACTGCATACTTCTCATTGATGGTAAAACTTTCTTATCATACACAAACTGATATGCCGATTCTATCTCTGATAGAAACTCAGCTCCTTGCTCTTTAAACTTATTCAAGTGCATATTCTTGTTTCTATCAACAAGCTCTTCCCAAGATTCTCTACGTTGTAATTCTGGTATGTATTTAGCATATTTATTATGCACTGTAATATCTGATAATATTTGCTGGCTTAAATCCATCTTTATTCCCCGTTATAGTATTTATCAATAAACTCTTTCAGTATATTGTTTATGTGTTGGTTTAAAGTTATATCCTTCTCATGTGCTTCCATTGCTAATTTAAAAAATTCTTGGTCTTTTATTTCTACTTGTATATCTGCCATTATGCCTCTACCCAATTATTTTCTGCGCTTAGTTTTACATCCATAATATGAATAATGTTTGGCTTGTTTTTCATAATATCCCATTCAGACGGGGACAATAAACTCAAAAAATTTTCATTGTTATCTCTACGATAAAGATAGTAAGTGTGTCCTAACTTTGGCTCTAAACGTATTTCACAACTTGAAACTAAATCATTTACATTATTAATTGTCAAAACATCAATCGGCATTATTTCCCCCTACGTCTTTTGCACTACGGTAACCATCTCTAAAAAAACCTGCACCAAACTTGATGCCAGGAGCTGTATAAAATCTACGAGTCTTTTTTACTTCACCACACTTTGGACAAGTTTGCATGTTCTTTGAATCATAATCTTTCAAAGCAATGGTCTTTTCAAAAACTGTATCGCAAGTATCGCATATAAAATCATACGTTGGCATTATATACTTTTCTTCCCTTCCACTTCTATTGACTTGATTGTTTCTTGTTCGCCCATATCATTTATTAAAACAACATCGTAAAATATGGTTTCATTAATTGCTGGCTTGTCTTTGTTAGCCATATCTGTCGCTACTCGTATTACATCATCTGTGCGTTTTATATCTCTTCTCATCACAGAATATAATTGTTGCACATTTGCTCCTTGATTACCATACCTACTAGTCCTCATCACGCTGTATCTTTCTGGCATTATATCGTATCCTTATGTTTTCTATACAAGTCGCTAAACTTACTACTTACATTAGATTCTGATTTTTCTAATAAGTTACTTAAAGGGTTGTTTTCTTGTTGCTCTTCTGCCATATCATTAAGTTTTATCAAAGACTTTCCATAATCAATATTGATAGTAAAATTAGTGTTAGCAGTGCCCATTCGGTTCTTACCAATGTGAAAATACTTTTGTGAGAAAGTACCGAAAAAGTCAACAACTTGAGCCTTACTAATAGCTTCGCCAATCTTGTCCATAGTAATGATATCATCATTAAATCCTTCTCTATTTGTTTGTGTCGCTGTCCACACAGGTAGTTGTGACTCCATACAAAAACTTCTAATATCTTCTGTGATGGCTTCTAATTCAAAGCGCTTTTGTTCGTAACCTCTGCGAGACTTCATTAAATCAAGATAATCTACTATGATAAGGTCTGGATTGAAACCGTCGGCTTGCAATCTGCCGATGTGAAACTTTAAAGTATTTACTGTCGCTGATTTTGTTGGATACTCTTTAATTACAAGTTTGCCCATATTAGCACTAGAAAACTTTTCAAGTCTTTCGGACCATTCATCCACTCGGCTATACAATTCTTTTACGGGAATACCGGTGATACGAGCGTCATAACGGTGTCCGATGTTTTTCTCGCTTAACTCAAAAGAGTAATGGACAACGTTTTTACCAGAGGATAAAGCACCATATCCAAGATTGACAAGAAAGAATGATTTACCGCCGCCAGTTGGAGCCATAACCATTCCTAATTCGCCAGGTGCTAGTCCACCATCAAGCACTTCGTTATGATCCAATGCTTTAAAACCTGTAGGCACCGGATCTCTCTTTTGCACGACAGACCTATTTGATAGTCCAGTAAAATACTCATGTCCTAAATCGGTCTCTGATGTAATCTTCAAGGCATTCTCAATAGTTTTTTGTATCTCTTCGTATTTGCCTTCCTTCAACAGCTCAACGGAATTAATAATAGCATTACGCATAGAGCCATTCTTGCACATCTCAAAAGCTTTGTCTTTGGTATATTCCATTTCTGAAATATTTGTGTTAGTGTTTAGGTCTACCAAAATAGTAAGAATTGATTCTTTTAATTCTCCATCAGGATAGTTTACTATTTCTGTCTTAAGCATATCATATGTAGGCACAGCATCATATCTACTATATAGTTTAGACACCTCGCTCCACATAGCTCTATGTGGCTCATAAGTAAAATAATCTTCTTTAAGTATTTCATAAATCTTTTCAAAAAACTTTCTGTCTGTCATAACCGCCTTAAGCACTAAAGTTTGAAACTTTAATCCAAACGATTCAAAGTTTTGATTATCAGACATTTTGCATCTCCTGTGTATTTTTTAGATTACCGAAAGTGGTCGTCCAATCGGAAATGTTTTTAGGTGATATATCTTCGGTTAACAACTTCAACCGAAACTTCATTGGGTTATACTTAGGCTTGTTGTTATCAACAATATAAGTAATCGCATCCATATCTTGTATAGTAACGTTTACATCATGTAGTTGCACAAGACTGTAATTCTTTTCTATTAATTCTTTGTTATCAACATACTTCTGATACTTCTTATTCTTCTGTGCTACTTGCTCAACAGCGTGCTCATGTATATCATTTACAGTATATTGTGTGGTGTTAGACAAGAATGGAAAATCCTTCTTGAAGGTTTTCTCACCAACTCTTGGCACACCATCTATCTTGTCAGACTTATCACCACAAACAGACTTGATAAGAGTATAGTTAGGAGGATAACAATCTTCGGACTCCAACATATACTCCATATCAATCATCTGTCCGTGCTTTTTGTTTACCTTGACAGGTCTATACACAGATATATCATCGCTTACTAATTGGAAATAATCCTTGTCAGTGGATACGATAATCTTCTCATACCCATCAAAGGTGTTATTAGCCATCCAAGCGATAACATCATCAGCTTCTTGGTATTGGATTGCTACTTGGTGGAAAGGTAAAAACTCAAATGTTTCCTTGAGCAGACTTATCTGACGAACTAGTGATTCCCGTTCGTCTTCTTCGTCATTCTCAAAGATACGATTTAGCCCAACCATCTTACGGCCTTCTTTGTAAGTGGTGAGAGTTTTTCTGCGGCGTTCGCCTGATTGCTTGCCCTCCCAAGCTATCACAACCTCATCAACTTCCAACTTTTCTATAAGGGATCGTATACTAGCTAGTGTGCCATAATAACCACCTACGTGCTCACCATTGACATTAGTCAAAGTGACAGCGGAGAAATTACGGACAAACATATTCATCAAATCTACAAACATAACTTTTTTAGACATAACACATCCTTTAGAGCATAGAAATCCATATGGCACACTTTGTGCATTTTTTAAAACAAGGATTTAAGTTGGGATACAAAATAACCATTTCACTATAAATATAATACAATTTTCAGAAATATAATACAAAATTCTTACTATAATATAAAAAAATTTAGATACACTGTCAAGCTATTTTTTTGAGCAAAAATTTCAAATTTCTTCTTCGCTCTCTACTGCTTCTACTACTTCATCTGAGTAGGAAAACTGCTCTTTGTGTCGTTTTACAACAAGCGATTCTCTAAGCAGAGGTGTAATTGCTTTTTTGAAATCTGGATTGTTATCAACATACTCAAGCCAATCCTTGTTCTTAAATTCGTGAGTTTTACCATCTACTGTAATAGCACTTTTCTGAGCGCTTATTTTATTTATGTGACCTGCTTTGGTTAGCACTTCCAACCAATCTTCATGGTCAACCATGCCTCTATTATAATAGACTTTAAATTCACATTGACCTAGTGGTGGCCCAAAACGATTCTTGATAATCTTCGCTCTTACCTTTGCACCGATGGTCTTTTTGTCAGCAACTGTATTACCAACAGTAATCTTGCCAGCGTTGATGAGCTTTATACGAAGTGAAGAGAAGAAAGGTACAGCACTACCGCCAGGTGTTATAGTGTCATCACCAAACATAACCCCTATATTCTTCCTAACTTGGTTGAGAAAGACGAGCGATACATTATGTGTGCCAATAAGCCTAATAACTTTACGCAAGCCTTGGCCCATTCTACGAGCCATTAGACCTATTGTGTTTTCATCATAATCGTTTCTAACTTCTTGGTCTGTAGATGTAGCGGCAATAGAATCCCAAACAATACAAACCATACGATCTGGTTCGTTTGCTTTGATTAGCTTTATCATATTCTCTATAGCTTCAAATACTTTTTCTACCGTATCTAATTGTATCAAACAGAAATTTGTTTCTATAGGGTCTAACCCAATGAGCTGCAGAAATTCTATATTAGCAGCGTTTTCTGTGTCAATCAATACTGGTATACCGCCCTTGTCTAAACAATCTTTTAGAATAACATACGAAAGCATTGACTTACCCGTTTGTGATTCTCCACTTATTTCTACGAGCTTGCCAACTGGTATACCACCTTCCTTCTCTGCATCATTAGTTATAATAGTATCTAACTGCGCAGAGCCTGTGGTCAACCAACGCTTTACTTCTGTTGGTGTATCATCTTTGCCGAATACATAAGCAGAACCGGCCATTTTAGTATTTAATTCTTTGACAATAAGATCGCCCAATATTGAGTCGTCTTCTGTCTTTTTCTTTGCTGTTTTCTTTTTAGGTGGCAATATAAACTCCGAATGAAAAAGGGGGCCGAAGCCCCCGTCAATTTATTTGCCGAGTATACCGGCAAACTTGTTTTGTATTTGCTCATTCGCCTCATCACCCTTAGAGCGTGATGAGTTTACATCAAAAGGGAGGTCGTCCTCGTCCTCCTTAACCGAGGCGAAACTCTTGGTAGTGCCAGTGCTATCGTTGTTTTCTTCTTCTTCGCCTGCAGGATTTAGGTGTGCGGCAAGCGCTTCCTTTATCTCTGTTACAGGAGTAAGAGGAAACATAGTGTCGATGTTTTCTACACTATCAAGAAGGTCAATAACAACAGACTTATTCTTAGTCAAGTTTTCAATAGCAGTTGATGGTGTAACATCAAGAGATACATCAACAGGATATACCCAACCGTTGAAACCCTTCTCTACGGTGACAATTAAGTCCATACCATTTTTGATATCAGTGATATCGATATCGCGCTTTAGGGCAATCTTAGCAGCGTTGAGAATCTTGTTGTAAGTGCTACGTGGTGAGCTTGACGCTGATACACCCCACCAACGAATAATATTATTAGACTTCGACCACTCTTGCTCCTTATCGGGTGACTCTTTAACAATGATAGGAATAAAAACACGAGTTGAAATGCCCATTGATTTAGCTAGCTCCTTATAAGACTCATCCTCAGTCTTATTATATTCTGCCCATGTAGTCTTAACAAAAGCACAAACAGGACAATTTTCATCTCCATGGCGTTGAGGGCAAACGAAGGTCCGTCCATTAATATTGTAATGAAAATTAAACTCTCTAAATGGCATATCTTCATCATACTTATAAGGCATGATACGAATAGTTGATTGACCTTCAGGCAACTTGATAATATTTTCACTGCCTGTGCTGGTGCTATTGCGTTTGTCTGGATCAAACCTATCAATAGCACTTTGTATACGGTCAAGATTGATTGGCATATTACTACTCTCCTATATGTGAAGTGAAAAAAACCTTTAGTGTGAGATATTATAATAAAAAGTATGTGTATTGTAAACCACAAAATAAAAAAGGGCGAAATTAATCGCCCTTTTTTTACTCATCGGTTTCAGCTACTTTTGGTGGTTTTGGTTTGTCAGCTAAAATAATTTCAAAAATCTTCTTCAATGCATTTTGACTGATGCTGTCATTGACATTGATAACAATAATACCGTTATCTTTGTCATGCATACAACCTTCTAAAAACGTATTCATCATATTATCACCTCAATATTTTTCATGAAACATTTCATCTAAATCATCAAGCTCATCTTCCGACATATTTTTAAAATCTAAGTTACGTAGATTGCTTGTCTTTTTTTTATTTGATGCCTTGTTATTTAAGAGCTTTCTTTTACGCTCTAATTTGTTTTCTACGTCTTGCTCTCTACGCCTGTTTGTTCTTGCCACTTAAAATCCTCCAAACCTTTTTTAGTAAAGTGTCTTTAACAATATCTTCTTTTAGTATAAAGCAAATAATAGATGCTAGTTTTTCATTGTTTGTTTTATTGCTGTCTTCTACACTACCAATAAATTTTTCTACAGAAAGGTAGAAATCGCGATTGTGTACATAAGACTCTAAAGTCTTTCTGTAGTTAATTGGTTGCAAATATGTTTCAGCGTCTTGTATTAGATATCTAACATCAGAAAACTTACCATTAATAAAAGTGG